AGCTATTGTTTTTCCTATTGTAAAAGCAGAAGCAAGAGTAGCTGAATAATTACCTGTTGAATTTCTACTCCATACTATAGATCCTATATTGTTTTTTAAAACATTTGCAGTAACGGTTGAGCTATTAGTACAACTAATAAGAGCGCTATATACTTTATATCCATCTCCTAAAGCAAGTACATCTGCAATAACAAAACTTTTTGTTGCATCAGAATTACTTACATCTGTTCCAATAAGAAAATCATCTAATGCAGGAGATACTATATCAGGGTATGTACTAATCTTTGCCATTTTATTTTAGTTTAAAGTTAATAGATATAGAATTTTGTCTATAAGTCCAATCATCTCATCTATGATGTTTTGTAACTCTGATGGATAATTGTTTCTCTCAGTATCAAGAGTTGAACGTAACTCTTTTAAATGAGTAGTTGCATCTGTGTTCTTTGACTCAGGAATAACTATCTCAACTCTTTTGTTTCTACCAAAGTATGCCTCGGTAAAAGTATCAGTCAAATCAAGTATTCCATCATAATAAGCGTTCAATGCTTTGTGCTCTGCAAACGATGTCGTTTGAAGGTGTGCGATGTGCATTGCATCTCTTGATTGGAACAATGTTCCGATAAGTTTCCCCGGTGTCATAATTACTCTGTTTTTTGTGTTACTTCTCCTGTTTGAATATTGATAACAGCATTAGCTCCATATTTCTCTATTAATAACTTTTCGTGTGCAGAGAATTGAGCTTTAATCTCATCAACAACTCTAATTAATGTTTGCTTTTGCAATTCAGCATCAGCGATTGCCATTTTTACTTTGTTAAACTCTGCGTTTAATTCTTGAATTTTTCCTAATTCTTCTTGTGTTACTGTTTCCATTTTGATTTAATTTAATTGTACAAATATATAAATTTTAAAATAAAGTTTTGTTTATTCTTTTATAAGTGTAATATCCTAATCCAATAAGCAACAAAATTAAAAGCCACCACCAATTATTTGATTGCTTATCGATGTCTTTTTTTACCATCTCTATTTTTGCTCTTTTTTTAACTGTGGTTTCAATTGAGGCTTTTTCAGACACTTTTATTTTTGTGGTATCTACTAACACCTTTTTTGTTTTTTTGTGTCTTATTTTTGCGTTTTTGTACTCTTTACCATCAATAGTAAAAGGTAAAGTGGTATCGATTGGCACTATCTCAATTTCATCAGTATCTGTAACAACATTAACGTGATTATCTTGAGTAGTAACCACTTCTTGTTTTGTTACTGAAGTGCTGTCTGATTTAACTACAGTATCTACTTTATTTATGTTTACTTTCCTAGAAGCACAACTTGTCCCAAATATTGACAAAATTAGGGACAGAATAATTATTTTTTTCATTAGTCTTTTATTTGAAAATGCATCCAATCAAAATTTTTCTCTCTACCCAATGACTCAAATCCATGTTTGTAGAAAATGTCAATCATTGGTTTATATTCAGGTCGTGCAAATCGTGCAGTCTTTGATGTCTCTTTTAATTTATTTCTTCCCGGATCCAAATCAACTGCTATTCCCCAAGCATGCATTGACCAAGCAGAACCACCTCTCATTTTTCGGTAGTTGAAACAACCACCAAATAAATCAATGCCTAGCTCTCTAATTTTTTTGAAACCATACTCAGCTAATATATCAGTAAACACTGCTTTAAACTTATCAGCTACTAACTTATGACACATCATTGTAGTTACTGTGGTGTCAGTATCCCAAGCAAGACGCATAGGGTATGGAAGTTGAATCTTTACTAAATAATTAACCCCTGTTTCATTAGGGGTTCCATATTTTTTAATAATCTGTTGCGTTGTCATTCTTTTAAGTCGTCTATATTTGATTTAATTTCTTTTGCTCTTAAGAATACTTTTTTAAGTAATTTCCAAATGTCAATTTTAAAAGTCTCTTCGATGTTCTCTTTTATAGATACCAACTCTACAAAAATTAAAAGTATAGCACATATTTTTGTAAACATATATGTTATACCAAATGACCTAATTATAAATTCATTCAAAACATATTTATCAATAACGAATAAAAATAAAATACATACTTCATATAACGCCATCTTTGATATTATATTTGATAGAACTCTGCTACGAATACTATCCCAACCTTTTAATTTTACACTTTTAAATATTCCTGTAAAAGTGTCTAGCACTATTGCCGCAGCTACAGCTATTAAAAGTCCTTGTATTGGCACAAATAATAATACTATTGATGACAATATATAATTGATATATTTCATTATCTTCCCTGTCCTCTGTACGCTTTCACGTAGTTCTTACTCGTTTTAAGGGTACTCGTTTTTGTTTTAGATGCTACACCTGATTTCTTTGGCTTTGCTTGATAAGTACTCTCTTGTGTTTTAACTTTCGCCATTATTAGCAGTCATTTGGTGTTGTACAAATAAAAGTTGTGCCATCATTTGTTCTAAGAAAATATGTATCAATGCAATAAGGAAATTTATGATAACCAATTGTACTACCAAACTCTGGGGATGTAGCAGTATAAGTAACATTTATACTAACAATAGGCTCAGGAGATGCAATACTATAAATAAGGAAGTTTCCTAAAGAAAATCCTCCTACGCCCAAACCATAACCTTCTATTGGAATACTCCCACTCGCATTAACAATTTGGAAAGAAGTTGTAGTATTACATTCAATAGTAAAACTATAGTGATAAGTTAATGCATTAGGACCCTCATCTATAAGACTGTTAGGTCCATTATTATATCCAACCAAATTTAGGAAAATATTGTAGCCATCCAAATAAACTTCAGGTTCGAAATGAACGTCAGATAAATTGCAATATCCTTCTTGATTTGCTCCTGTAGCAGTAATAGCATCTGCACCACCAACTCCATCCAAAACCTCAAGTATCCTTCCATACCTCGGTTGTCCTGATATTTCAAAAGTAACCATATCATCTACAACGAATGTTCCTATTGGATAATTTTGAGAATAAAAATAATAATCGTCATTAATACAATCCTTGACTTGATAATACTCTGTAGCAGGTGGCGGCAAAGGTGCACCACCATTACTACTTGAGCCTATGCTATTTGATACAGCTATGTACATATTACCAAAGAGCTATAATATTAGTACAGTCAGTTCCTGTTGCCCATACTTTAACAACATTTACAGGAAAGAATGTTCCTGCTTGAACGCCTAGAAATAAAACTTCATCATTACCACTTGTAGTAACTTTTAAATTTCCTGCACCTCCAATATATAAAACAGCACCTTGATTATTGAATCCTGTTTGAGGACTTTCTTGATATATTGAATAGCTCGTATTACTTAGTAATATAATTCCTTCATTTAACAATAAAGTATTAGCATCAATAACTTTAACAATAGTAGCAGCTCCGAAAGTGCAATATACAATATCTCCTGTGTTTACAGCATACTGAACTCCATTTGGAGTATTTACAATAAAATTTGCAGTTGAATCAACTAATTCAGTAGTAAAAATTACACTTGTTGTAGTGCCTGATGCTAATAAATTTGGTGTTGGAATATTTGCAGAATCAGATTTAAGTACTTCTAATGCTCTTGATGGTTGTAATTTTTGCGTTGGCATAATTTAGTTATTATTTGTTTTATAAAATACTTTGTTTACTAATAAGTTTGGATCGTTTAACTTTTCTTTTCTTGCTTTACAGCCACAGTCTTTTCCTGATGATTTTGTTGCAAACTCAACTGCCTTTTTTATTCCTGTTGCGGCTGTTATTTTCTCAATCGTGTCTCCTAATCCTTGTGATTTCATTTTGTAAAGATATTAAATTTTTGAAACTTTTTTACCCATGCCTACTTTTGTTTTTTCCGCTTTCTTAGAAGCTAATTTTGAGGGACTTATCTCAGATATTGTCTTTGGTGTTTTTGATGACACCTTAACTTTTGGTCGGCAGTATTCATTCTTACCACCTGCGCCACAAGCCTTTCCTGTTCTTGTATCTGTCCACTTCTCTGCCTGCCATCTTTTTAACGAAGTACCCTCTTCAGTCTTTCTAACCGATCCTGAACCCTTGCGACATTTAGCAATCGCTTGAGAAGCTCTTGCAGATGGAAAGACATCGTACTGCGCTTTTACTTTTGTATAACAAGCATCTTTTGGCATCTTATTTCTTTTTATGAGAACTGCCTTTCATAACTTTACCATTAGGCATTGTATGAGTACCAACATTCCCTTTTAAAAACTTCATCTTACCATCTAAAGATTTCTTAGACTCGTACTGTTTTGCTTTTTCAATTACTTTCTTCATTAGTACTTTCCTTTACGGTTACTTGGATTTGGTGTTGTTGAACCTCCCGGCCCTGCCCATAAGTTTTTACATGCCCAATATCTTGGGGTTAACTTGTCATTAGCCGTATCACAACTATGTCTTGCTTTGAAACTCTTACGAGCTGCAGCACTATAGTTGTTACCATAGCCTTTAGCTCCGAAGTGAAGGAGTTTTTCTTCTCCTCCACTACAAGCTTTTACCATCTTTTTCTTTCCCGGTCTGTCCGAAGCAGTCGGGCGGTTGCATTGCATTTTAGACTTATCAGCCATGGCTTATTGTCTAAATGCTCTTGTATTATGCCCCGGATCTTGAGCTGTTTCTACAACAGGAGTCTCATCTACTACAACAGTAGTTTCTACTACAATAGTTTCTTCTACAGTTTCTTCTTTTTTCTTTGACATTTTGATTAACAATAAGAGTTAGTACCTTTCATTCCTTTTCCTTTAGCACCTGAAACCACTTTGCTAGTAGCTCCTTTGCTATTTTGATTGATGGATAATTTTTTATTACCACCTGTTGTACTAGGCATCTGCATACGAGATGAACCCGGTAAGTTCGGAGTGTTTTTTTCTTTAGCCATCTTAGCACCCTTTTTTCATAGCGCCTTTCATAGCGCCTTTCATAGCTCCTTTAACTGCTCCTTTGATAGCTCCTTTGATAGCAGGTTTTGCTGCAGCCATTGGTGCTTTTAATTTTGATGATGCCGGTAAATTGTTTGTTGACTTTGCCATTGTGTTTGATATTTAGTTGTTATTTTTTTACTCTTTTTGCAAGCGTTTCAGTTGTTGGTCTGTAATATTGCTTGCCTAATGTGTTTTTTAAAGATACCAATCCTTGAAGTTTGTCAGCTCCTGATTGAGTTCCTTTTCCTTCTTTAGCATTTTTATTTCTTTCTTCTCTCTTAGCCTTCAATCTAGCAACTGATGCAGCCTGAATGTCGTCTAATACAGTAACAGGTGTTGTGGCTAATGGATAGTCTCTATTTTCTTTTTTATCTGCCATGATTATTGTTGTTGAGGTTGTTGAACTTGTTGAGGTTGAGGTTGTTGCGCTACTTTAATAGCACCCATCTCATTTACTTGTCTTATAGCTGCATCAGCAGTAGCTTGAAATTTATTTACAGGCATTGCCGACATTTGTGCAGCAGGTTGTAATCCTGAACTAACAGGCATTGGCTCCGGTGTTGGTGCTAATGGTGTGTCGGGTCTTTTAATTGGTAATGGCATAATTATTTATTTTTAATTAATAACTTTGTAGCAAATATATAAAAAAAAATCAAATGAAATCAAATCAAGAAGATTATATGAAATATTGGAGAGTCATTCGCCAATTCGCAAAAGTTAAATATGAACTAACTCAGTCAGACCTTGACATGATGTTTTTCTTATACTCTGAAAAATATTTCGATAGAGCAAAGTTTGCAGAGTATGATACTATACTGAATTGGGACATGAATAGATTTGAAAGCCTAAGGTCAAGAGGGTGGATCGAAGTGTTTAGACCAAAGCTAAAAAATAATAAAGCTCTATACCAACTCTCAATTAAAGCACGAAGAGTGATTCAGTCTATGTATAGAAAAATGAGTGGGGAAGAAATCCCCACTAGTAATTCATTTAATAAGATGTTCTTAAAGAATGTATCTTATACCGATAAAGTATATCGTGATATGATCATCAAGATGAACGAAGCTATAAAACAACAACGACATCAGACTCCCGAATAATCGTACACTGCTCTCCGTTGATTAGCATCGTGAAACTATGGCTTTTGTCATAGTATATCTCGTCATCTTTCTTTATGTTCAATACATCAGTTCCTGATGCCAAAACAATAGCGCGTTTGTATCTGAATTGATTCGCATCTTCGGCAGATAGTATCATACCGGATTGTGTTTTCAATTCCTCTTCAACTATTTTGATAACTATAAATTTCCCTATTGGTTGCATAGCTATTTTTTTAAAAATGTTACAAAAACAGGAACTCTTCCTTTTGATTGACCAAATAATCCTAAAGGTCCAATTTTATCTTGTATTTCAATTATTTTTTCTTGGTCATAAACCCAAACCTCTTGGTAGTAGTCAAAGCCAATTATTGCTTCATCTGCACCTTCAATTCTATGCGCTCCTGATGCTCCTGTAAAAGCATCTTTTTTTAATAATGATTTTATGTTTGTCATAGCTATTTATATTTGCTCGTAAGAACGAGCCATTGTTATAATTGCATTGGTACTCAAGATTGTGGTGGCTACACTCACAGCATTTTGTAATGCTGAACGTGTTACCTTTAGCGGGTCAATAACACCCATCTTTATCAAGTCACCGTACTCTTTTGTTTTCAAATTATACCCATGACCCAACTCTATACCAACAGGATATACGTCTGATGGCTTTAATCCTGCGTTTGCCAATATCTGTTGGAACGGTGCCATAAGAGCATCTCTGATAATTACAACAGCAGTATTGTACTCAGGACTTTTATCCTCATCAATCTGCAATAACGCACACTCTTCAAGCAATGCCTTACCTGCACCGGGTAATATACCCTCTTCTAGTGCCGATCTTACTGCACAAACTGCGTCATCTACCCTGTCATATAGCTCTTTTTGCTCCAAATCTGTCTGTCCACCAACAAATATTACCCCTATTCCACCTGTTAATGA